TTGATAGACGGTGGTCGATTGGGGGTTAGAGAGAGTGGGCTGTGGAAAACGGGATACTACTAATACGGTCTGAGTAATGAAGAAATTGCATTTCATATAGTGCTTTTATGCTACCTAATAGACAGGACCCCCCATTATCTGAACTACCTAATAGACAGTCACTCCCAGCTTGGCGGTGGAAAACCCACAGAAGATTTCAACAGTTTTTAGAGGATTTCCACAGAAAAACGTAGTTTTCCACAAATTTTTCCACAGATTGGGTGGTTGGAGATTAGATTTCCCTTGCGGGATCAAGCGAAGTAGGGTCAGATGGGCGAGTGAAACCAAGCAATCAGCAAGACTCAATAGCAAAAAGCCTCAGGCGGCAGCGCTCGCCGCTTGAGCCGTTCGTTCTCATCCCAAAAATATTTTTTATGCGCTACAACCCGAGTTGGAAGGCTGTACTTGCCTACACAACGCTGCTTTACTACAGCAACACAACCTCGGGAAGTTGCGAGAATGTGACGATGAAGACCATGGCCCAGCGCGTGGGAGTGGGCTGGCAGACTTTTCTGCGTGGCCTGGAAGAGCTGAAGCGCAAAGGGGTTGTGAAGGTGACGCACAGATCGAAAGAAAGCCTGAAAGGCGGACGTGTGCCGCTGGCAAACCTGTACGAGTTGGCGGATCTGCAACCAGACGCCGGCGAGCCGATCTAAACTCCAACCACTCGACGCAACTCCTCGCGGGCCGTCTCAAGCGTGGCGTGGATCAACCAGGCGTTCATGGTCATGTTTGAAGAAGCAACAGCATCCTTCACGGTCTGGTAATGCTCCTGATCGGCAAAGCGCAACGTGACGCAGGTATATGAAAATTTCCGCTTCAAGACCGCCGCCTTACCCATCGACAACTTTTTTTTAGGTTCTCCACCGTTTTTCTCGCTCATGGTGGTAATATAATACAAGAGGTGCGAAATGGAAAATCTAACAGCATACGACCTTCTTCCAACTGGAGCGTCGAAAGCCGAAATTAAATTCCGCGCCGCCGCCAATCTTTGTGCGAGTTGCGGAATGGCGCGCAGGGTTTCTGGTGAGATTCTTTGCTCGCATTGTTGCGGAGAGCGCGACAATCAGCTCATGCAGGCTCAGTGGAAAGCGTGGCAGATCGCTGCATGACTGAACCGACACGGCTCCAATTCGAGATTCCCATGCTGCCACCGAGCGTGAATCACTACGTGCAGCACAAAGCGCAGGGCGTTCATGTGAAGACGGCGCAGGCAAAAGCCTTTGAGCGCGACTTCCCTTTATTCTCGCGCGGCGGCTTTGTGATTGGAGAGCAGTTTTCAGTGGTGTTTCACTTTGTTCCTGGTCCCGGCGACAAAGGCGATGTAGACAACCGCAACAAGTGCCTGCTGGATTGCATCGCCAAGGCGGGGATGCTGCGCGACCGCAAAGGCAAGGAACTTTCTGACGCCTGGGTGAAGCGGCTGGTGGTCGAGATCCACGACTCAGCCGAGGAGCGCCGCACCGGGCCGCGAACCGTGGTGCAGATCGAGGCGCTGGTATGGCAATAGCTGAAATAAAAGCTGTAAATGAATGCGAAAAGTGTGGCAGGATTATTTGCTATTGTGGAACTGCTGGCGAGTTGATAAAACCGCCGATGGACCCAAGACCACATCCCGAAGACCTGAACGAGATCAACGGCGATGTGGCTGGTGCGACATATCGCGCCGGAGTACTCCAGCCGGGATGCTTGATGTGCGGGGCGACAATCCCCGAGAAGCAGGCGAAGTATCGCGCCAAGGTATGCTCTGATCTTTGCCGGAACGCATACCGGAGATGGCGCGGGTTGCCGCCGGCGGAACGGGTCGCCAACCCGCTGCGCTGCCAGGTGTGCCGGGGCGTGATCACCCATCGCCCGAATATCAACTGGGTCGAGGTTTGCAGCACTAATTGCCGCAACGCCATGCGCCGCTACCGGTTCCAGATTCTGCAAAATCAGAAATGCCCGCACTGCTACCACCCCAGTTCAGAGAAAGAGCGGGAAGAGTTTCGCCAGTGGCGCGCCGGCCGGGGGCCGATGCAGGAGTTTTTCAGGGAAGCACAGGGCCGGGGGAACTTTGCCTGGCAGCGGGAGAAGCAACTGCGCACGGCGCTCAGGGAGGCTGTAGGCGTTTTGAAGCGCGAGAAGGATGTGATACTTTACGGCCATGTGACCAGTAAAATGGAACCCATGGGAAGCGTTGCATACGAAACAATGAGCGAAGCTCTTGATAAGAAAATCGTCGATTTTGAAGCGCTACTGATGGCGCCAAAAAAGAAGATGGCGCCAAAAAAGAAGGTTGACACGAGGGAAGTTGAAGAGAGTACACTACCTGCGAGCGGATCAACCGTTCAAGAGGAGGAATCACATGGGACTCAACCGTAGACCGTATGGCCCGATCCCGGCCAACGTCAGCGGGCAAAACGTATTTGCCCAGAACGTGCAGGCCGCGCTGGTACAGGGCGTTCTGCCGGCCTTGCAAAGCATCACCGTCGCAACCGAGGTTGTTTTAACCAACCCACTCAACAGCGCGCAACTGCTGGGCGTTCCTCTGCCTCCGAAGATTGGGAACGAGCAGATTCCCATCGATGTGAACTGGTCCGGGTACATCAAGACCCTCGCCGCCAGCAACGTGACCCTCAAGCTCTATAACGGCGTATCGGCAAACGTCGGCAATGATACCGCTCTGGCAACCAGCGGAGCCGTTTCAGTGGGAACGATGAGTTGCCCGTTCTTCCTGCATATCAAAGGAATCTATGACTCCGTGAGCGGGAAATTCCAGGGATACTACGATGGGCAGTTGAATGCCACCGTGATCTCTCCGACGACCTTGACCGCAGTTCCGACGGGCATCACCGACGCCGGTACCGGAACGCCGCCACAGTACGTGTTGAACTTCCTGGCCAGCGTCACGTCTAGTGGGTCAACACCTACCTTCCCGACGACCGTGAACACTCAGGACTTCAGCGCGGGTTGAGTTTAGGCTTCCCAACGGCTGCAACACAATAGTTGCAGCCTTCGGCTATTGGGGGAGTTTCGGCACTGAAACCGCTCGACAAGCTATGCGTCAATGATGGCTTGCGCGGTGGAAACCAATGGCAACCGGGACGCGCCGAACGCGCACGGGTCCGATGCGGGTGGAAATCGGGATGAGCCCCGGCAAAAGGGCACAGGATGGTGGAAGGCCATCCAAAAAGATTGGAGAGCGGCGATGGCGAAGGAAGTGGAAGAGAAGGAATCGAAGAAGACGCGGGAACGCGAAGGCGGAAAGAAGGACGGCGAGGGCGAGCGCGAAGAAGGCGGAAAAAAGGAAAAGGCCCACAAGCACCTGCACTCGATCCGCACCGAGGCTGTGGTGGATCGCAAGGGAAAGACCACCGGCTACATCAGCCATCACACCTACAAAGCCAAGGCGACCGATCACCACACCGAACCAGAGAAGCCGATGGCAACCCACGACAGCGCCGAGGAAGCTGGGCAGCATGTGGCCGAGCAGATGGGTGCGCAGGAAGGCGCATCGCAACCGGCAGGCGAGTCGGAAACCGGGCCGGGACCAGAAGAAACCGGAGCAGCGCCCGACATGGGGCAGGGGATGTAAACAAGTTTGCGTAGAAGCTCAACGGTAGAGCGGGCGCTGAAGATGGGAAGAAATTCCCACCAGCGCCAGGTAGAAGGTTCAATTCCTTCCTACGCAATTCAACTGGTGATGTAAACAAGTTTGCGCGGATGGTCCTGGTGTGTAGGGTGGAACGCTTCGAGCGCATCTGTAAGCCAACCGAGCGACGGCTCGCTGTGGGCTAAGAGGGTCTTGACAACCCTACCGCGCAATTCAAAATATCGGACGGGGGATGTAATGAGAAAGTTGTTTGATTTTGTTTACGCGGATCACGAAGTCACCGCGAAAAAATTCGCGCAACTGATCAACGACCGGGGAGGAACAGTTATGGCGATCAGTCCAGGCGTGGCAGCTATATTTTGTATATGGTTCACGGTCCCAGAACATACGGACGGGAGCCCAACGATTGCCGATGTTATCCGCGAAGCCATTGTAAATGGAAAATGATTCTCGACACTGACAAGATCGACAGCGACGGCGCATACCGCGAGGAACTGCGCCATCGCTTTTTGAGCGATCATTTCTTTGCCGCGGAGTGCATGGGCTTTGACCAGTTCAACCGGAGGCTGCATCAACCGGCCGTCGATCTCTTCTTCCCGAAAAATCCCAACGTCAGCATCGAAGACCAAGACCCTATCAAGTTCCGAATGCACCTGGACCCGCGCAAGACGTTCAAAACGACGCTGGGGCTGGTGGATACGGCTCAGTGGCTGGCTGCCCACGCGGTGAGGCTAACCCTCCTCTACGAAACGGCTACCCAGCCGCTGGCCGCAAGCATGATGAACGTGACAGTGCAGCACTTCGAGCGCGGCTGGCTGCGCAAGCTCTTCCCTGAAGTGCAGTTCACGAAGCGGAAGAAGGAAGATTGCTGGGACTGCGATCTGCGGATGGAGCCGAGCATTGACCCCACGGTGGGATACACCAGCCCGCAGAGCGCCCAGGCCGGATGGCACCCTTTCCTGATGAACGTGGACGACGCGGTGGACGCGGTGAACAGCGGGATCGGCGCGACCGACGAGATCCGCAACAAACTGAAATCGACTCACCAGACGAACAAGAACCTGCTGCGCGCCGGCGGGCACATGAACATTCGCGGGACGCGCTACCATCCCTTCGACCTGTACGGCAGCGAGCTGGAGACGATGAACCCCGCCAAGTGGAAGTGCCTGGTGCGGGGCAGCTTGACGCTGAAGAGCGGTGAGCGGCTGGTGGCAGGCGAGTTTCCGCGCGAAGATGAGATGACGGTGGACTTCGGCGAACTGCGGGAGATGGATTACGAGAGCCTGCGCGACCTGTTCTATGCCGACTATGAAACCTTCATGTGCCAGCAGATGAATGACCCGATGGGCGGGGCGGTGGTGACGTTCACCGAGCAGATGTGGGCGGCGGCGCAGATGGACGAGGAGCGGATTCCGCCGGTGGGCGAGACGCTGCTTTACTGGCGCGCGCCCTATGGAGGAAAGCCGGTGATGGCCACCTACGACGAAGGCGCGATGGTGCGGGTGGTGAATGGCAAGCTGTTTGTGCTGGACGCCTGGAAGGGCATCTACTCGCCGACGGCGCGGGCGACAAAGATTGTGCAGGCGATGAAGGATCACGAGGCCGACGCGCTGGTGATCGAGGCCGCGCCGGGTACGGAGTTTATCGGCGCCGACTTGCGCAACGAGGGATTGCGGCAGAACCGCAGCGTGCGGGTGCAGTGGGTTCCATTTGAGGAGGACGATCATGTTAGATTAGGGCGGATGAAGAAGGCCGAGCCGCTGATGAAGGCGGGGATGCTGCTGTTCAGCACGCGCATGAAGCACCTGGCGGACTGCCGCAAGCAATTCATCAACTTTGGGCTGTTGCAGGAGAATGGAATTGTGGACTGCATCAGCCGGGCGACCGACCTGGTGCCAAGCAGCCTGTGGCGCGCAGAGATGACGGAAGAGGAACTGGAGTATCAGCGGCGCAAGCGAGAAGACGCGCAGTGGAACCAGATCTTCGGGCAGATGGGGATGAACGCGGTGGGCGAGGAAGCGCAGCGGCAGGCGCTGGCCACGGTGATGGCTATGGAGAGTGTGAAGATGGCGGCGGGCGGCGTGGCACCGTTGCCAGGGGGGCTTGATGGGTGACGACCTAAGAGAGTTTCATGACGAGACGAAGCGTATCATTTCCGAAGCGGATGTGTTGCGTGCGAATGGACTTGAAACCCGCGAAGATATTGGTAAATTTGCTGGTCTGATGTTTAAGGCGGGGTTCACAGAATGCCAACAAGAGATGTCAAGGCTGATGAAACTGGCAGCGTTCAACGGAGTGGTGCAGTAGCCGAGAGGACTTGATGGGGAACTTGACACTATTTGTCGTCTGGGCTGGATCGGCTTTTGTGGGCGGACTGCTGATTTACTTCAAACAGGGCCGTTTCCTAACAGATCAGCAGCCGATAGCATTTATGATTTGCGGTCCGATAACTTTGCTGATAGGTTTGTTTTCTCCAAAGTCTTGGCTAACTTCAAAGGCAAAGTCAGAGGGAAGAAATGGCTAGCGAGTACGAGGCGGAAAACACGGGCACGGTGATTGGCGCGGACACTGGCGGCGCGGCGGGATCGGGCGCGGATGCTCTGATGCCGGTGGGCCAGCGGGAGATTGGCGAGATCCGGCGCGAGGATGTGGAAGTCTCGGAGGACGGCAAAGCTGAGCCGGTCTTCAGCGATGACGCCGTGGCGGAGCTGGTCTGGCGGAACTATAACAACGCCAAAAGCTATCTGGAGCAGAACTCGTGGCTGCTGGACTGGCAGGCGGTGGATTACTACTACCAGAACCAGAACAATGACCGCTGGATGCGGCCTGCCGACGGGCGGCCGGTGCGGATTGCGCGCTACATCATCGCCAAGAACGCGAATACGATGGACAATCAAGTTCATCGCGGCATCTGGGGAAACCAGAAGCCTTTTGCGCTGCAACCGGAGGGCGGGACCAGCGAACTGATGCTGGAGGCATGGACGCATCTGCTGTGGGTGCTGATGAAGCGGGCCAAGACTGAGTACAACTTTGGGCTGGCGGGCGAGCAGTCGCGGCTGTTTGGGACCGGCATTCTGCAGCCGGGATGGGAAGAGCGCACGGTCGTGAAGAAGCGGCGCAAACGGAGGACTCCCGAGCCCACGGCGCCACTACCGATCGGCGGCGAGCAGAGCATTGCGACCAAGGAAAGCGACGACTTCGAAATAGTGAAAGAGGAAGTGAAAGAATGCTGGCCGTTTTTGAACTTTCGGCGTTTGGGATTTACTTTCTTCGACGAGAAATGGTCTACGCCAAACGCGCCGGAAGAGAGCGCGGGCTATGTGATCGACTGCGATTATGTGAACTTCCAAAAGTTACAGGAGTTGCGGGCGCTTCCTTGCTACAAGCAGATTCCCGACGACGAGACGCTGATCAACTACTTCATTCAGAACCCGATGACAGGGACGGCGGCGCCCTCGACTGTGGCTGAAGGGTTGGCTGACAGCCAGAGCAGCCTGGCGATGCACGCGGCGGCCGAGTGGAAGAACCACGGCGTAAATCCTTTTGCGACAGACCTGATGCTGCTGACAATGTGGACTGGCGAACAGGCGCACGCTATTCTCTGCTACGACGGGCGCAAACTGACGATCCGCAATGGCGAGCATGACATGGGAGACCATGCGCTGCACTACACCTTCAACTGGTGGAACGTGCCGAACTCGGGCTACGGGATGGGCATTGGCAAGCTCAACATGGACGATCAGCGCATGGAAACCGGTGTGCTGAACGAAGTGTTGAAGATGATTGGGATGTGGTTCAACACGCCGCTGCTGATCAGGAGGGGAGAAAATGCGCCGACGCAGAACATTGTGGCCGGGCTGGGCACCTTCATGCAGGTTGATCCGGGGCCGGATGGCGATGTTCGGAAGGCGGCGACCTATCTGGAGAAGCCGCAGATTCCTGCCGAAGCGTGGAAGCTGATGGACATGGCCCTGCACGGCGGCGAGGATTTGGTGGGCGCGAATTCGACGACGGTGCAGGGAAACCTGGGAGGCCCTGGCAGCTCCGCCATGCGGACGGCGACGGGCGTGAACCGCGTGGGCGGCAAGGCGGACGAGAGCGTGGCCAAGCCAGTGCTCTACGAGAGCTGGGCGCTGGAGCGCTGGGTGTACTTCCTGATCGACATGGTGCGGCTGAAGATGCCGCTGGAGGAGATCAGACAGATTCTGCGCAAGAAGTATTCGAAGGCGATCATCGACAGCATCGACTTCGATGCGTTTTTGAATGCGGAGTTTACGGTGGACGTGCTGGCCGGGCAGAGGATGATGGCCAAGCAGGCGATCCAGCAGTTGATTCCGTTCATTCTGCAAATCTTACAGCAGCCGCAGATTCAGAACTTCTATAACCAGATCGGCATGGTGCTGGACTATGAGGCGCTGTTTGGAATCCTGATCAGGATGAGCGAGCTGGACGGCAACGTGGACAACATCTTCCGCGCCATGACGCCGAAGGAGCGGGTAATGTTCAAGCAGAACAACCCCGGCGCGCAGAAGGTGCAGGGACAACTTGCCGTGGAGCAGGTGCGCGGGCAGAACAAGCTGCAGGAAACGCAGGCGAAGGGGCAAGTGGACATGACGACCAAGCTGGCGACGATTGCGGCGGAACACGCGGCGGGCAGCGTGCCGCTGGAGCGGGCCGAGGGGTTGCTGGAACGGAAGACGGACGAGAACGAACTGGAGCAGGGCGTTCCGGGGATGAATGGATAGGGGGATCGGGGATGGCAACGATCAAAGTAACATTCGAAAAAGCAACCGCCAAATATGCGGAAGGATTACGCATTGAGTGTCCCGGAGTGAACCTCTGGATGACGATTGAGCAAGCTGAATCGCTGGCGCAAGCCATCATGATTAAGGTGCGCAATGCCAAGGGTTGAGGACTTTCAGCAGGGGATTCCGCTGAACGAGGAACTGCGGCGGATCAGGGCCGGGGTGTTGGACGAGCCGGCGGCGCCGGACCCGGTTGCGGCATGGGAACCGGACAACCCAGAGCGCCCCTTGACCGACGCCGAGCGCGAGGATCTGGCGCGGCTGACGATGGAGCCGGGTTGGCGGGTGCTGAAGCGGCTGCGAACAAGGACTTTACATCGGATGGAGCAGGCGAGTATTATCGCTTCGAAGAGTAACCCCCTGGCGCGGGAACGAGAAATTGCGCTGGGATGGGCGAATCTGGCGATGTTTCAGGAGCAGATGAGGCTGGACCAGGCGGCGGTGGATGGGGAAGTTCGGAAGTTGAAGGACAGGGAATAGGGCGTGGGCCGGGATGCCCACGCTACAGCCAGCCGGGAGGCTGGCGTTACAGATGGCGGAGCGAACTGATGCAGGCTTATTGGACGACGACGAAGACGGATGGGACGCCAATTACCGACGGGCGGCTGTGCCGGGTGGTGGACCCGGAGGATGGATCGACGCCGATCCGCGTGTATGGACGCACCGAGGCGGAAATCTTCTCGAAGATCGAGCGCACGATGATGACGGCGCAGGCCACGCTGGCGCAGACGCGTAACGGGAATGGTAACGGCGGGGCGCAGCCGAATAATGGACGGGGTGCTGCGCCTCCCCCGTCCAACCAGCCGAACCCGGCGATCCTGAGTCCCGATGAGACCATGCGGCTGACGCATGACTTGCAGAACCCGGCCAAGAGCGCGGACGCGGCCTACCGGCTGGCGGAGAGCGAGCGGGCCAAGCGCACCGATGCGCAGGAGAGCTATCTGGCAATCTGCCGGCAGTGGAGCGCGAACCACCCTGAATTTTACGGGCACCAGATCAATCGCAATCTGTTGATTACATCGGCGCTGCTTTCGGTGGGCAACGATATTGCGCGGATTACGCTGGAAGTGCTCGACAATACCTACAGGTACCTTGAAGGACGCGGCGACCTCCTGACGGAGAGCGACGTTACGCCCAGGGAACCGGCGAACGACAACCATCAACCCTCAACAGCGCAGCCAGGCGGAAGCCTGGAAGTTGTACCGGCGAGGCCAAGAAACGGCGTTGTGAGCGCGAGCAGCCACAGAAGCAACCGGCTGGGAGCACCGCAGCAGCCACAATGGAAGCCGAAGTACAGCCTTGAGGAGATCAGTAAGCTCACGACCAAGGAGACCGCGGCGCTGAATCAGCCGGGGCATCCGCGCCACAAGGAATATGTGGAGGCGTGCGACTATTGGTACTCCGGAGCGCAGGCCACGGCCTGAGCGGGAGATGGGACCATGAAGGAGCAAACGCAGTACAAGATTTCCCACGCAGTGGCGTGGACGCTCTATACCGTGATGCAGATCATTGCATCCATCGGCGGAGCTATCGCGGTGACCGGGCATTTGATGTTCAACATGGCTGCCCAGGCTGCGCATTGCTCCGTGTTCTGTGAAGGCGCCAGCCCGGCAAGCCAGCAGACCGGCAACATGCCGCAGGCTTCGCTGACAGTTCACTACAACAAAGCATTCATGAAGTGGCTGGCGGCCAACCTGTTTATGTACCGGATGTGCACGCACATGACGCAGCCGGCGAAGTCGGGCATGACCTTCCGCAACTTCATGCTGGGGGTGCTGGGCGCGAGTATGCCGCAGCAGACTCAGGGAACGATCGGCAGCCCGCTGACCGTGAACTGCATCTTCCGCGACATTGGGCTTGGGCAGTGGGCCAACTACATCAACTTCTCGGATTTCACGTTCATGACGTCGATCAGCGATGACCTCATGAACTACCGGAAGATGCTGGCCTATGTGCTGGGGCAAACCTACGACGACCTGATCATGACGAACTTCGACTATCTGCGGACGCTGGACGCGAACACCACCAATCAGGATTCGACCGTGGGGCCGCTCTACGCCTTCACCAAGCAGATCATCGAGCAGATGCCCGCCAGCCTATTCCAGGCCAAGGTGCTGCCGATGCCGGCGGCGGGGCGGTTTATCGGGAAGATTCTGCCAGCGTTCATCGGCGACATGACGGCGCTGGACAACACCAACAACAGCATCGTGGACATGCTGAAGCACACCGGCGAGGGCCAGACCAAGTTGGAGGAGCTGACCGACGAGGACGAGGGCGAAAAGAGCGTCGGCATTCTGCGGCTCTTTGGCGGCGACTGGTTCCCGAGCACCAACTGCACCGCGACGACCAACTGGCAGAGCAGCGGTTTGACCGCCTACTCTACCTACCTGGCCGGTGAAGATTCGATGGTGCGGGTGACGCTGGAGAGCGCACGGCACACCAACCCCGGCGTGAACTGGAAGAACTTGGACCTGTGGGCCGGCGAGTACGCGCGCAGCGCCTACGACGGCGCGGGCGTGATTGCGGCCGGAACCAGCTACAACATGATCAGCGGCATCGGACCCAGCCCGGACAACACCAGCCGTGCGAGGATCGCGATCGCTGTTCCACAGACAACGTAAAAAACAGTGGTCAGTTATCAGTTGTCAGTTGTCAGTCACAAAGCCCGGCAGGTTCTGTTACTGACAACTGATCACTGACCACTGAAAACTGGCGACGAAGGAGCCCCATGGCTGACCCGAAGAAACTGACCATCGAAGAGAAGCAGATGCTGCTGCTGGACGCGCAGCTTGAGCGCGAGTTGCTGACGCTGGACCGGACCAAGAAGGAATCCGCGACATACACGGATACCGAAGAGGACCGGCAACGCAAGCGCGAGCAGGCGCAGATGCAAGCCAAGGCTGTCATTGACCAGCAGGCGGCGCGCGAGAAGAAGTGCAAGCACCAGGCGGGCGTGCAGCCGGGCAACGTGATGGGCAAGGGCGTGGGCGGAAGCTGCCTGAGCGCCAGCCGGATCGGCTTCAGTTGGATGTGGCTGATCCAGTGCGTATGGTGCGGGATGAAGAACCTGACACCGCATCCCGGCCGCAAGAGCGGCAAGCCGCAGGAAGTGAAGATCAACGGCGTGCGGCGGCTGGAGACAGCCAGCGAAGTGAGAGAGCGCGTGCAGCAGTACCAGGAAGACCTGGAGCGGCACAACGAGCTGAAAGAGGATGCGCTGGGCACCGGCCTGCCGCCGATGGTGGGGCCGGCGTGGGACTTCACCGACGAGGATGGAAGCCCTGTGATTCCGGCGATGCGGTAAAGCAGGGAATAGGGAACAGGGAACAGAAAAGCGAGGAGACACAATGCCATTTGCGACGATTACCAAGGGACCGCTGAACGCTACTGGAGTCAACGGTGCGGCGGCACCGAACGGATTCAGCTTCGACCAGCAGAACAATGTGTTGAGCACCGTGGGCTCGGCGGCCCAGGAGTCGGCATTGCAGACAGCCTTGACCGTCATCAATGCGCAGACAGCTTTGACGGCCATCACCACCGCACAGAACCTGATCAGCAAAGCTCTGAACGCGGGATTCCTGAATCGTGCGGGGAGAACTTTGCTGATCACTGTATACGGCATCTTTACCACGCCAGCCGGAACGCCAAACCTGACTTTCGCTTTGACGCTGGGAGGCGTGACACTAGTCTCGATTACCACCGCCAACACGGCGGGCAGCGGAACCAATATTCCGTTCCAGATCTCCTTTGAGATGACTGTAGCCTCGTCGGGAACCTCGGGAACAATCGAGTCGCACGGCATGGTTTCCGCAGGACTTACGGCTGTAGCCGCAGCGGCTATAGCCGCCTACACGGACACCAACGTGGCGGTTTCGAGCGCGGTCAACCTGACCACGGCGCTGACCCTGGCGCTGACAATTGCGGCCAGCTCGACGGTGACCAGCGCGCAGTTGCGGCTGGCAACGATCGAGATTGTGGCTTAAAGCGTGGATGTATTCTTTTGACCGCCGGAAGAACGGCGGATGGCAGTAGGATTTGAACGTTTGCGGAGGAGTCATGCGGCACGAAGAAATTGAAATCCAGAATAACGGGCTGCTGAAAGAAATGGTTCGGCTGCTCCGCAAACTCGTCAAGGAAGAAGAACCGGCAACTCTCACCAGCATCAAAATCAAGTTCCAAGGAGTTTCCATGGCAACAGCAGGACCAGTTACCCTCACATCCGCCGGCCAGCAGGTCACAGCCTCAGTTCTGGGCTATGACCAGTTCGGTCAACCGTTCACAGGCGCCATTCCGGCCGCTACGCTGAGTTCAAGCGACACGGCCAGCGCCATTGTGACTTTCGATCCCGCAACCGGCCTGACGACCGCCGTCGCCAATGGCGTGGCAAACATCACCGCGACGCTGACTACGGCTGAAGGGCTGTCTTTGACCGATACGGAAGCGGTGACGGTCGCTATTCCCGTCGTTCCTCCGCCCACGCCGGTGCTTTCGAGCATCAAAGTAGCCTTCCAGTAATCCAGGAAGGCGCACAAGACGCGAGAAAGGCTGCCACCACAGCCGATCGCGCGAGTGGCAACGTGCAGTTTCCGATCCCCAGATCCACACTGCACGTTGCCCGCAAGACAGCCGGATTCCTCCGGCCTTTTTGCCAACCGGGATGCGGATGTTTTGGTTTGCTGAGGAAAGACTGCTGGCGGGATGTGTCGCGAGGCTATTGAAGAGGTTGGCGATTGAGGATATTCTACCACCATGGGAAATTCTAGCCTCATGATCGAGACAATTCTTGACGAGCAAGCAGCCCGTGGGATCTACGACCCGCGCAATGCGCCCAGCGGATTCAATCTCGATCTGATTCTCGGCCTGGCTAATGACACCATGGCCGACCTGATTGCGGAGCGCTTCAACTGGAAGTTCAACCGCGCCTTTGCCGCGCCCTTCCTGACCAACACCTTTCAGCAGGACTATCCGCAACTGGCGCAGGCTGCTGGGCCAATCGGCTGGGGCGACGACTGCGACAAGATCGACATCAACAATACGATGATTCCCAAGCCGGTGAATGTGCCGAGCACTCCCAAGTGGAAGCGGCAACTGAGCCGGGTGAGCGCGCAGTTTGGCGGGGTGCTGGGCGGCCCGACGGCGATCTGCTGGATGTACAACAGCGATCTCAGCTACGGGACATGGCCGGGGCCGGGCGTGATGTATTCGCCACTGATCACGATTGGAGCGGTGGCGCCGAATCCGATCATGAATTTCATCGACGCCAATGGGAATTACTTGATCCTGACGGGCTTCGGCACGACGGGATTGACCGCTCCGGCGGCGGCGGTAAACGCCGCCGAGGGCGTCACGGTGAATGACGGCGGCTGCGTGTGGACGGTGGTGAGCGGGACCAGCCAGGGATTCAGGATTTGGCCGCTACCGAACCAGGCGGGGCCGGTCTACCAGATGATTCCGAGCTACCAGATGGAGCCGCCGAAGATCGCATCGATCAAGACGATGATCAATCCGATTCCAGACAGCTATGCGCGGCACTTCCGCAGGGCATTCGCATACCAATGCAAGGGCGCGAGCAGCAACCCTGCCGACCGCAAGGAATTTTTGCAGGAGTACCCGATCTGGCTGGCCGGATTGAAGGATGCAGCCAAGCAGGCGGACAAGGAACCGAACGCTTACGGGCTGCTGCCCGCCACAAGCCCGGTAGACAACATCTGGCCAGGGAACTACCGCTATACAGCGGATATGCCTGTTTGATTGATGGAAGGGATGCTGTATGGCTTGTTCAAAGACAATTCAGGACTCAGTGAACTGGGTGGCGACGATTCTGAAGCAGCAGCCTCTCAACGTTTCAAACTGGGAGCCGGGGCTGACCTTTGCCAACTTGGTGCTGGGGCGCGTGCTAGGACCGCCGATGAAATGGCGCTTCAACCGCGGCAACCTGAATTTTCCGATCACGACGGCCGGCGGGACGGATTACAGCGCGGTGGTGGGCGACCTGGGCTGGATTGAAAAGCAGTGGATCACGGATGCGACCGGCAAGATTCACGCGCTGGAAGGCGCCGAGGCGCTGGCCAAGACGACGAATAGTTACCGGCCAAAGACCATGGCGCCGGTGTACGACGACAACGCCGGGAACATCACCTTCCGCTTCGACGCCATCCCCACAGACAACGACACGGTGTACATCGACTATCAGCGCAAAGCGCCGGTTGCGAGCAGTTTTGGGAGCAACTGGGCTCCGCTGCCGGATGAGTACGGCTACATCTACAATCAGCTTTTTTTGGCGCTGGCGGGCAACCTGGTGAGCGACCCGAGAACGCCGTTCTGGAGCCAGCTTGGCGTGAGCGCTCTGCTGGGCGCGCAGACCGGGTTGAGCGCGCAGGCGATTGCGATCTTCGCGGGCGAGTGGGACCGGCTGATGCAGACGCTGAGCAAGAGCCAGGACGCGGTGAAGGCGGGCATGGCGGGGCTGGCGAAGTGAGTTCACAGTTCTCAGTTCACAGTTCTCAGTTCACAGTTCTCAGTTGCAAAATCTGGAATTGACAAGATAATACTGTGGTGGCAATTTATATCTGAGAACTGTGAACTGAGAACTGCGAGCGGAGCGAGCCAATGGCTGGACCTTTTGAATCGGCAGGAGCGATTCACGACCCAACGCCCTATGCGGCGCTGACGCCGAGCGCGGAGCAGTTTGCCGGGCTGCGCACACAGAGAAGTCCCTACAGCGACGGGATCAGTTCTTATCTGATGCGGCGGTTCTATTCCGGAATCCACTTCGATCAGATATTGGATGGGATCAACCGCGAGATCACGGTAGACCTGACTGACAAGCGGCGGCCGGGAAGCGTGGTTTATAACGCCGCAACCTTTCCGCCGGCGCTCAGCTTCTTCGGCTTCAAAAGCATCCAGAATGGCATTGAATCGGTGCGCGTGCTGCAGGACGGGATCGACGGGAATATCTGGGACGCAACCGCGGGAACCAATGCCAATATCTTCACCAAGTCCGCGGGCGCCGGGCCGATGCGCTTCATGAACGTGAACACGGAACTGTTCATGGGCGATGGCATTGACCAAAAACAATGGATTTTTCCCGGCGGATGGCGCGCGTCGACAAACGTTGCGCCGGGGACAGTCATCAATGTGGGCGTCGAGCCGGGAACTTTACAGGTGGCATGGGGTGGGATCTCGGTAGGAATCGCGAACGTGGCCATAGCCGCGAATGTGCTGACTCTGACACTGAACCCCAACGATCTAAACCTTCCAGATAACCTCTTATTTTTAGTGGGACTCAAGTTAACGCTCAGTGGATTGACCACCGCAACCTTCCTGAACGCCCAGACAATTACAATTGCGAGTGTCGCACAGAACTCTCCAGCCGACGCGAGCAATGTGCTAACCGCGGTCTTTACGCACGCGGATTATCCGAGCGCCCCGGATACTGGAACCGCGACGAGCGGAACTGGAATTACGGGAACGAGCGCCCCGACCTGGGCGGGAACGACGCCGGGAGTTTGGACCTACGGAGATGGTGGCCAGCAATGGAGATGTGCCGGAAGCGCACTGCGCGCCTGGGGAACGCAAACCCCAACCAACGCGCCTTTAGCCAACTTCCAGCAAAAAGCCAATCCTTACGCAAGCTGGGCGGCGAATACATATTACGGACCAAATGGATTCATGTTTTGCACCTTTCAGGGAGGCACGACCTGGATTGCCCTGCTTTGCACCACATCGGGAGTGACTACCAGCACTCCGCCGACCTTTTCCACGACGCCCGGAGCGACGACTGCATGGGGCACGGCTGTATTCACCACTTTGGTGTCCACATCATCGTCAACGACGAACTGGCTACCCGCTACTTCATACTTATTGGGAGCGTATGTCATAAAAAATACTGGTGCTTATAGCTTTGCTGTATACAAATGCATCCAGCCGGGGACGAGCGGCACAGGCAGCGCTCCGTTTCTAAACTATGCGCTGAATTCGATTCAAGGGGATAACAGCGTTTTATGGGAATGTCTTGGGGATGCTCCTCTCTACGCTGGGATGCCTGCCCCGCCGTGGATAGTGAGTTCGAATGGATTTATTCTCGATCCCAGTGGATACGTCCAACAGGCGCAAGTCAACTGGGCAAGCGGGGCAACGGCACCGGCATGGGGTGATGGCGTTGGCGATACGACGACGGAAACTTATTTAGCTTTTCCGTATGGACCACTGGTGTGGAATTGCACGCAGAACTGGTACGCGGGAGGAACTGGGGCGACGATATACGCCTATTCTTTCGGGAACAGTGTGGACGGTTCGGTAGGGACCGCGAGTCCCACAAGTGCTCCGAAGACACTCCCCGGCGGTGTTAACTGGGTGATCCAAGGACAAGGAAGCGCGGACCCCAAAGACGACACGATTTATATTTGGGCAACGGCGCAGGGATACACGGCTCCGCTAATCTACCTGGCGCAAATACCGATGCCATCCGGAGGAGCAGCCGGGATATGGACCTATACGCGCAACGTTCCCACAGGCACGAATCTGGACGCCGATCTGAATGCTTTTATATCCGCGCCGGTGGCGAGCGCGAATAACCCTCCGCCGGCCGGAATTACCGGCATGGTCTACCATCTGCAACGGACCTGGGGATTTGTTGACAACCTGGTGTACTACTCCGGAGGGCCGGACACGCTGGTGGGCAATGGAAACACCGCGTGGCCGCCACTGAATTGTATGGCCTACATCGGCAAGGTGATCAAGCTGCGTCCGATCACGGTGCAGACAGGCGGCATACTGGTTTACACAACCAGCGGGATCTGGATCATTTTGGGAACCGGCACTTCGAGCAATCCGTTCTATACCACAAAATATGCCGACAAGATCATTTTGGGCGGCTACAACGTGGAAGACGTGCTCGGCACGGAAATCAACCTGATGGAGTCGAATGGGCGGGTGAGCGCGCTGACTGTGACCTACCCCTTCAACCCGCAGAGCGGCTACAACGAAGTGGGACTGCCGATCGGCGACCAGTTTTTGGAGGTGACCACGGGAGGCATCAGTGCGGCGCTCTACACTCCGGCAACGAGTTACTTGAGCTGGAATATCGCCAACACACGCGATGTGGGAATGTATGTGGCGGATGGCGCTCAAGGGTGGTTCAGGATGGGCGCGGTTAGCCCGCCGGAGAGCGGCCTGGTTTGGAGCCCGAGGGCGGCGATTGCGGGCGGGACCAGCGCGGTGCAGAATGTGGAAGTCAGCCCTGGAGTTTTCCGGCTGCTGATTGGACCGCCGACGGGCGGTGGGCCGATCTTGATGCGCGATGTGGCGCAGACAGCCTGGACAGACAATGGGACCGCCTACTCGGCATGGGACGCGAAGGGCGTCATTCCGCTGTGCTCGACTGGCTCAGTGAGCGAAGTGGCGTGGATTGCCTCGAAGAGCATGGCGCTGGGTTCAAGGCCGGTGGTGAGCGTGCTGATGGGTGAGATCGCGGTGACCGCCAACACGCCGTGGACCGTGTTGCAGCCAACGGCTCCGGACCCGGCGGACCAGCCGGCAAGCAAGACTGTATTCAGCGATCGATACAGTGGGCAACAGGGAGCGGCGGTGATGAAGAGCGATTCAATTCTGCTGAAGTTTGACTACGGTTCGCAGGCGGTGGCCGACGAGTTGCTGGAGTTTGCGATTTACGGAGCGAAGGAAGAGGAGAGAAAACAGCAATGACTTTCATCGAAGCGATTGCGCGTGAGGAAGGGTTTGAGGTTGCCGGTTCTCTGGCGCAGCGGCGCAACAACCCCGGCAATATCGAGGAAGGTGAGTTTGCTCGGACCCATGGAGCGCTGCACACGGATGGCAACCGATTTGCGCACTGGGCCACGCCGGAGGCAGGGTTTCAAGCCATGCGCGAGTTGCTCCAGATGGGATATACCGGCTTGACGGTGGAGGAAGCTCTCAACAAGTGGGCACCCCCGGTTGAGAATCAGACGGAATCCTACATCGCCAACGTCTGCAAGTGGACGGGACTGACGCCGGCCTCTGTGCTCACCAACGAAGTGATCGGCTAGGGAGCGAGCATGACAGCACTTTCCACTTTGCGATTCTCAGGCTACACGCTGCGGCCGGCGGGGGAAGCGGATCGGCGGCTGGCCGAGCAATGGACGTCACGAGACTTAGACCATGCGGGCAAGATCGATCCCGGATTTTGGCTGGAGCAGCGCCCGGGGATGGACTCCGTGGTGATGGAAGACAGCCAGGGGCCGGTGTTTTTCTTCAAGACGCAACTGCTAACCACGAAGGACGAGAGGATTACGGCGCAAGTATTTATCCAGTTCATGCCACGTGTGACGATTGACGATGGAAACCGGACCAGGCAGGCTTTGATGGAAGGAACGGCATGGCTGGCGCCGGTGCTGGAGCAGAGCGGTGCGGAAGAAATGTTCTTCGACAGCCGGCAGCCGAAACTAATAGCTTTCTGCCAGAAGCGTTTGGGGTTTATAGTGGACGGGAAGGATTTAGGAGACGGCTATATGAGGCTACGCAGGGCGTTACAGCCTGGGAAGCGGGCCGAAAAAATGGAAGGGGTGTAATATGTGTGCTTCCGGCGCTCAAGACACGATTCAGCAGGAAGACATCCAAACCATGCAGGATTATAACGCGCAGCAGGCAAAGCAGTACGCCAATCAGACGGCACTCTACGCTCAGGTGAAGTCGGTGCTGGACCCAATTTTCAATGCTGGCCCGAACCAGCAGGGAATGAGCCCGGCGGAGCTGAATACGCTGAATGCGCAGGCGGTGGAAGGCACAGCGGAGAATTACAGCGCGGCTGGCAAGGCGGTGGGCGAGGCGACGGCGGCCGAGGGTGGCGGCGACAATCCGCTGCCAAGCGGAGCGCAGACGCAATTGAAACAGGAAGTGGCCAACAGCGCCGCCGAGCAGGAAAGCTCGGAAGAAACGCAGATCCAGGGCGCCGATTATCAGCAAGGCCAACAAAACTTCACCAATGCGGAGCAAGGTGAGATGGCGATCGCGGCCGGAGAAAACCCGACCGCATACTCGAGCGCGGCGATCAACGCGGAGGGCGCGGCGGGAAGCGAAGCCAACGCGATTGCCCAGGAGAATACCAGTTGGATCAATGCAAGTATTGGAGCGGCGGGGGCGATTGTTGGGGGATTTGCTTCGCGAGGAACATAGGGATAGAGATCAGGTGAGCGATGGACGATCCGACACAAGGCGGGGCAACAGCGATGGCGGCACCAACACCGGCGGCATCGACGCCGAGCGCGCCACCGCCCAGCGGTGACACAGGCAGCGGCGATAAGAGCTGGCAGCAGGCAGCCGCGACGGGACCAGGCGCGAACACGCCGCCGACTCAACCAACTACCGCGGCGCCCAATGCTGCGCCAGCGCCACCACCGGCGGTTACGGCCGTGGCCGCGCCGCCTGCGGAGGCAAAGCCGGTGTATCCGCCGGGATTGCGCGGGTTCATGGATAAGATGATTGACTCGCTGGCCGGAGCGCCGACGAGCAAGGTTCGCCAGGGAGCCGACGGCAGCGTTTATCTGGAGCATGAGCCGGTGCGCGGGCAGCCGGGATTTTCAAACGGGAAACAATGGCTGAAGATTGGTGCCGAAGCGCTGCTG